TGACGACGTGGACGAGCTTGCCATTGCCACGTGGCGAATCCCAGCCCTGGCGCAGCAATTCGTTGCTGCTGGCGGGCGTGAACGCCTGCGATTGCAGGGCCTCTTCCATCTGCTCGGGCGTGAACGCCCAGTTAGTCGGAAGGCGATAGATCTGGAGATTCTTGAACCACATACTTTGGATTCCTTCTGTTGTCGTTATTGGTGCGCGTTGAAGTAGCGCTGCTTCTCGATTTGGGCTTCGACGTCTTCTCTCAGTCGTCCGATTTCCGCGAGGACGATCAGGAAAGCGGCGAAGAGGACAGTCGCAACGCCGAGGTATCGCCTCACTGCGTTGCCGCTTGGCTGAAGAGGATCACGAGGACCAGGCCAGCTGCGGCCACGCAGCGAATCCCGTACGAGACGAGGCGTGCGGCGATCTGGTCGCGGCTCATGGGCGAGGTGATCATCATTCGGCCACCAGAGTCACGCCCAGGGCGCCGGCGTCGTACGCAGCGTCGAGCAGGTCATTGCGGTCACCGATCACGGATACGGTCTTGGTGCCGCGGGCGGTTCGAATCGTGAGACGAAAGCGCATGGTGATCTCCAGGTGGTTGTCGGGTACTGCTTCAGTGAGAGGGTCTCGTTTTTCTCGGGAAGTGATAGCGGCTGCGCGCGTCTTGCTGGTTGTCGCGCTGTTCGGCGCGCAATTGGATCGAGATGGCCACAATCGCCGCCAGGATTGCGCCGGCTTTGTCCGGGTGATCCGCGTACTTCTCGGTGACGTCCAGTCGTCGGCCGCGAACACCAACCGAAACCGTTCCGTCTTCGTCGTCCTGGCGAATGCTCAGGCTGAACTCCTCGATCAGGTCTGCGGCGTCGTTCCAATCGCGGCGCCACCGCGGAAGATGCCTTGCGGGCTGCAATGGATCGCTGCTATGAGCGAGCACAGGGCTGGTGCGTGTCGGCGCCGACGTAACGCTGATCTTTGAGTAACCGCTTGCCTTGGCAAGTTCGATCTCGTCATCGATCGCCTGACGCAGATAGGCCTCGTTCCACGGCTTGGGAAGAACCATCATTTCGCGCTCCCGTCGTCGCCGGCAACCGGAAGCAGTGCGTTTTCGCCGTGGATCACGCGCTTTTGAAACTGGCTGATCAGGGCGGCCGCCTCCGGCGAATGCATCGCCAACTCGGCTTGCAGCGCGATCATGAAATAGTTCAGCCGATCCCATCTGCGATCGAACCCCGCGCTTCGCGCCCTCTGCTGCGAAGCTGCATCCTGCTCGTCGGCGTACTTGATCGAGTCCGCCACCATTTTTTGAAGCTGCGCTTTGTTCACTTTTTTCTCCTACTCGCTGCCCGCTCCGCCTCAACCATCTGCCATCCCAGCTCTCTCCGGATCTCATCCGGTGATGGAGGAGGCTTTCTCTCCGCCTGTCGCTGCTGCATCCAACTGCGCACCTGCTGATTGCTGGGCTTGATCGTCTGCGTCATTGCGGCTCCTGGTTGAGTTCGCTGCGTCGATGGATCTAGTAAACCACAGGTTGGATAATTAAGTCAACCTGAAGTTGATTTTTGAGGTAAAATAAACCGGTCGAGATTGATTTTTCTTCGACAGCGGCTTGCGGCCTCGGGGAATCCTCGGGCGTTCGAGCTGAAAACCGAGCTGACGGCATCAGCCGCTTCACTTGTCGGGCACTTGACGGCAGGGGTGAGGGGATAGGCGTACTGTGGGATAGGTCTGAGATACGCACGAGGGTGGCGAAGCTAGCGCCTTCGGACCGGAAAGGCTCGCGAGTCGTAGATACGGCGTACCGATATCAACGTAAAGGCTTGGCGCTATAGGATGGCTGAGTCTTCGCCCAGCCCCCGATTTACCCAAAACAACGACAAGGTTTTAATGCAGAGGTAGATCACTTGTAGAAGTAAGCAGTACCTCTAATAGGTGTTATTAGTACCTATACAGGGCGAAAAATAAAAAAGGGTCGGAAATGTCGCAAAAATTGACGCTGACGCGCTATCTGCGGGGTGGGGGCGAGGTAAAGACGCTGACGCGCATCGAGGCGCTTGTGTTCGGGATACCGTATCCGCTACAGCCCGGATGGCCTCGCAAATACGGTCCGATGGAGATCACCGACCAGATGGTTGAAGACGTGAGGGCGAGAATCGCAGTAGCGAAGGAGTCGACTGCTAGAAGTGCGCGTCGTAGGCTGGATGGCATAGACGCGGAGGCTTCGATAGCTATACCTACGCAGAATAGCCCAGTGCCGCGCGCGGCCGCCCCGCTTGAGACGAAGGTATCTCCTGTTTCTGGCTTCGTGCTGCGGTTGGCGAGGCGATATAGGGCCCGTAAGCCGACGACATGGGGAATAAAAATGCCCGCTCGATGCGGGCTGTGAATGGCGCTTGCTCAGCTAGCTAGGGTGGCCGGTACTGCAGCCAGTTCATCTTCAGTAGGCAATCTTACCCTAATACCATTAGCTTTGACTTCACTGCCATCGATAATGGCGCGTACGCGCAATACTGTTGGTTGACTCAAGTTTAGTGGAGCAAACTGAATCGCTGTTGAAAAGGTGATAGTTTGATCTTCGGCTATCTCGCCTTTCTGTAAAACAGCGGCTCGAGCGGCCTGGAGCGCTCCGTCAGGCGCTGATATTTCAGCGATAGGGGTATCATTATCAAAAATCCTAATTAGGATACTTTGTGCAGCGGTATCAAGCGGGAACTGGATCTTAACGAGAGCGCAAAATCGTATAAGGCTCACAGGGAATTCGCCGACAACCAGGTCCGCATTGTAGACCCCCATAAACGATTGCTTCGAGCCGATTTCCTGACGAATGTCGTCACAGAAAATTGTTGTCGCTATAATATTTTTCATCAATTCCTCAGGCTCTTATCGAAAGCGGCGTAAAAGTCGTCCATAGAAATGCCTAAAACGCTCGCAATCTTGCGCGCTGTTTCATACTCAGGCTTTCGTTTGCCAGCTTCGATTGCACTTATATTGGGCTGACGCAAGCCTACCTTTTCAGCTAGTTGGGCTTGGGACAGGCCTCTCTGAAGACGTAACTGACCAAGATCGCAAGACATGTTAGAGGCGAGCCACTTTCTGGCATCAGCCATCTCTTCGCCAATTCCATTTTCCTCACTCAACATCTGAATAAGGTCGTCAATGCTCACCTCGGCAGAAAGCTCACTCCGCCGAGGGCGTACGATTTCCATTTTTTGATCACTGGCGTTTGTTACCGCCGTAGGTATGCTTTGCCGTAATGTGATGTTGTGGGAGCCCAAGCTCATCGTAAGTACGACGAATGCGCTTCGTGAATTCGTGTTCAGGGTCATAATCAATCTTTCGGTACATTACGCCGAGAATATAGAAAGTCGAGCAGGTCTCGTCGTACGCATAAATAAGGCGATAAGGAATTTGCCAACGCTTATGTGCCGTGAAGTCGATATGAAAGACTTTGATACGCCAAACTCCACGGCCGTCTTCCCAAAAAGAGATTATCTTATCGATATCGAACTCAGCGCGCTCAGATTTCCTAACTAACAACTGAGCTAGCCAGTCCTGCCTTCCTTGAAGTTCTTCGATGTAGGCCAGCACTCTCAAAGCATCTCTACGTACTTCCCCGCCTGCCTTGACCAGGACGCGCAAGTCATTGGCGGCACGCTCGTGTAGAACTAGTTTATACATTATACCTCATGCGGTATGGCGTCAACTTAACTGTGCGGCTTCGTAGTGCTGAGATCAATGGTGGCAAACGAGAACCTGGCGGTAGGCGGAGGATGTAGCCGGAACAACGGTGATAGCGTGGCGATGCCGCTTACAGTCAGTTCTCCACTCGACTCTGATGCAAATATCTCCCGCGCCTACCCTTGCTGAACGAGTAAGCGCGACCCCGGCACTCCGCGCTGGCGCCGGCGAGCACCTAATCGCAGCATCGACGCGTTCCGTTTCACTAAGGAATGATACGCTGTCAACACCTCAAAATACTCACATATTGTCACAACCTGCCCGTCACAACTCTTCCCGGCTGATAGATCACTCGACCAACGATATTACATTGCCCGCTTCGCATGTTGATGGGCTTGAAGTCAGGGTTGAGCGAGTACAGATACCACTGCCCACCCTGAAGGAGCAGCTGCTTGACGCAGGCCTCGCCATCGAAATTGACGGCATAGACCTCGCGGCTGATAGGGCGATTGTCGGCTGTGTTGATGATGACGACGTCATCCTCGAAGAGCATCGGTTCCATGCTGCAGCCCGTGACGCGCATGGCCAGGAGATTGGAGGTCGACAGGTTGTGCTTCTCGATCACCGCCCGCGGCATCGGCAGCATGCCGCCATCCTCTAGCTCTGGCTCGGTTTGGAAGCCGGCGATACCGGCGTGCAGTTTCAGCTTCACGAACCGGATCGGGACGGTGTTAGGATCGTCGCCAGCACGAACGGCTAGCGCGCCCGGCAACATCGACAACGCATCGGGCACCGAGCGATCACCCCCGTGCTCGAGCTGCTGACTGCGTGGCGCTTCCGATATCGATGGAGGCAGGCTGACGCCGGTAACCTTGGCGATGGCCAGCAGCTGCTTAAGGCTAGGACTGTGCCGACGGTTCTCCCATCCGGAGATGTTCGCCTTCGTGTAGCCGCGTTCCTCGCCCATTTCCAGCGCGAGTTTGGCGCCCAGATCCTCCTGAGAGATCCCGGCAGTGTGGCGCGCCTGGCGGATCCAGGCTGCTAAAAGTTGTTTTAGGTCATCCATGCCAGCAGTATAGAAAATTTGCGTGCAAAGGTACAGAATTACTTGACCTTGTACAATAAGCAAACCTATACTGTATGAACATACAGTGTTTCGGATGTGCAATAATGAGAGGCCGCAGCGGCGTTAGCGGCGAGGGCTGAGCGCGTCGATGATGGTCTGGACCATGTCCTGCGTCTTCTTGCTCTCGGCTTTGAGCTCGGCCTTGAGCTGTTGGTTTTCGTCGCTGAGTCTGCGAATGTGGGCGAGGATGGTCGCAAGAGAGGCGCCACCAGACATGGCGGCGAGACGGCGAATGATTTCATCATTCATCGAGTGGTCCTCTCGCAACGCGGACTCTTTTATATCGGCGTGTAGGTCGGCAGGCAAGCGCACGGCACTCTTGATGTAGGGCTTCTTAGGTGGCTGTTCTTTCATGCGCGCGATTCTTGCGCGTTTATGAACAGCCGTGTTGCAAGTGCCATACAAATGGAGGCACTTTTGTGCTCAGGATAGTGGATTACGACCGTTGGTGACAACTAGTGCTTTGTGTTTGCCTAGAGCAATGTGATACTTGGTTGTTCTATGCAAACTAAATAGGCGTGAAAGACCTTTCTTATCGTTGCATGTAGGACATGTCCTACGCAATATAGTAGCTAGGACAATTGCAAAGGAGTAAAGATGTCAGACGAGAAGATGCCGCAGCCGGTCGCGACGACCGACAACGATATGGATGGACTTCAGTTGAGTGGAAGGGAGAGGCGGCTCATCTCGAACTATCGGGCAATGAAGGCAAGCGCCCAGGAAATGTTGTTTGCCCTGTCTGAGCAGTACCGATGCACGCTGCCCGCGCCTCAGGCGGTTTCTGGCTGACCTGGTCAGTCGCCCGCCAGTGTTATTGCTCTTTCGGGGCGACCATGGCGGCCCCGTACACCATGAGTTTCCCGTCCTTAGTCGCGCGACGATAAAGGTCTAGCAGACGTTTCTCGTCTGCGTCGAGTCGCTCCAGGGTCGTTTCAAGTGCTGCTGTCGCATCGATTGTCGACTCGCCCAGCAATAGACGATCTGCCGAGAGGTTAAGCACCTGGGATACTTTGATCGCGTTTTCACGCGAAATCTTCCCCTCTCTAACCCACTTAGAGACAGCGTTCTTTGACACGCTGACCTGCTCAGCGAGCCATTCCTGGGTTTCGCCGAGTTCCCTCAGTCGCGCCTTAATTATTTTCCCTAGTTCACTCATGGCCGCGATGTTGAGTGGAAAACCGGCGACTTTCAATCCACCTGTGGTTGATATTTGTTGCATCGTAAGTCAACCTGTGGTTTACTAACGGCATGGACGAAACCAAAACATCAGCGCTGCAACGCGCTGCCGATGCTGTGGGGGTTCCTGCTATTGCGGGTGCTTGCAACATTTCGGCGCAAGCAGTCTACAAGTGGCTGAAGAAGGGCCAAGCGCCTGCTGAGCGGTGCGAGGCAATTTCGCGAGCAACCGCTGGTCGCGTGACGACGTACGACTTGCTTCCGCCATCACTCCGGGCGGTCGTCGCTCCGCCTTCTGTATCGGCACACCCGAAGCGTCGCGCCTCGGACGCAACGCCAGAGGCAGCGCCGCCGAGTTGACGCGCCCGGTTTGCCCCGCAGTAGATCGTAACCACGCCAGCGCAGCCAAGCTTCAGCGATACAGCGACTAGATCGCAATTCATCAGTACGAAGGCGGCGTTGGACATAGCAGGCTCTTAGTTGGTTGTTCTTCAATGTTGTCAGATTAGTCCTCTAGGCGAAAAAAGTCATGAATATCAATCCTCACAACCAAGGCATCGCAAGCGTCCTCCGCGCCGAGATCGAATCCTGGCGCCGCGCCGGCAACATCAGCCGCGAGGCCATTGCCGCCATGGTCATGGACGCACACGCGGCACTCGGTGGTGAGGCCGTGACCGGCGTTGACTTCAGTTTCGTCGGTGACACGTACACGCAAGCCAAGAAAGGCGCGCAAAAGCTGTTCCGCTGGCTCGACGCCGATGGCACGCTGCCGGCGGGTATGGTCCAGAGCATCCTGGCAGCGCTGCCGCTGGATCTGCGCCTGCACTGCATCAATCAGATGTTCCGTCCGCTGGGCGTCGAGGCTCGCAGCCTGGAGCCGGTCACGCCGGCGCGCTTCGATGGCCTCAGCCACCTGCAGGCAATGATCAAAGAGAACTCGGAAGCGCAATCCGCAGTGGTCGTTGCCGCCAGTTCCAAGAGCCCCGACGCCATCCGCGCGGCGATCAAGGAAGTGTCCGAATCCATTCAGGCGGACGTCGATGCAAAGCGCGCGCTTGAGGCGGCGCTGCTTGCTGCCGAGTCGACCGCGGCATCGGCTTCGCTGTAGGGAAGACCCAGGCGGCGGGCATGCCGCCACCAATAACGAAAGGGATGACATGAAAAAGACGATCGTAGCTGCGCTGATGCTGGCCCTGCTGGCTGGCTGCACGACCAAAACCCAATACGGCGAGTGCATTGGCGCCTTCGAGGATAAGAAGCCCGGCGTGGAATACAAGCTGAGCGCCTTGAATCTGGCTCTGGCAATCGTCTTTTCGGAAACGATCGTCGTCCCGATCGTGGTCATCGCCGACGAAACGCGCTGCCCGGTCGGCATCACGAAGTAGCGGCACTAACACCAAAAGAACAGGGAGCCCAAGAGATGTGCAACGCGACTTTGATCGACGAACTGCGGCGGCGGCACGACATCAAGAGCGATGCGGCGCTGGCCCGTGAACTGGAGGTGGCACCTAGCGTAATCAGCAGGTTACGAGCCGGCGGAACGCTGGGTGCGACGACGAAGCTCCGAATGATCGAGTACTTGGGCGTGACCTTGCAGCAGATTCGAGAGTGGGCGCAGTAGGCGAGTAACGAGAAAGGAAGTAGATGCAGGAAAACGAAGAACACGTCCCGGCACCGATCGAGCCCGGCCACGTGATGAGCAAGAAGAAGTACCGAGAGCTGCTGGAAGGCCAGCAGAAATAAAAAAGCCCGGCGGCAACCGGGCTTAGTGAAGCAGTGAATCTCTAGGAGCCAGAATGATAACAGCAAATCCTAAGCCGACGGCGCACGTCGGTGAAGATCGGTCTTCGCCAGCTGCTGCAGCTCAGCAGTACTGGTTCACCAATTTCCCCGAATACGACGCTAAATCGGTCGCCGAGTTGGTAGTTGCCAACGAGCGCGATGGCTTCGCAATGCGCGTTGGCGATGCGGTGTACGTCACGGAGATCCGTCGGCACATTCTGACGGACGCCGATCTTGATGCGGCCGCTCGCGTCGCGATCGCGGCCGCTGATGCGATCGAACGCGATACCCGGACCGTCGATATGTTCGAGGTCCAGCAATGAGCCGCGGTCGCCACGTCACCCCATCCCGCACCGTGGAGCGCATCGAGCGCGTGCGCAAGCTGATCGCAGCGCTGCAGGTAAGCGACATGTCGCGCGACGAAGTCGGCGGCCTGCTCGCCATCGGCCCGTCGGGCGTCCGCAAGTACATGGTCGACCTGGGCGGCATCGTCGAATCGGTGTGGATCGCTGGCCACCTGATGTGCCGCTTGACGCGCGACGCGGGCAAAGTCGCTAGCTACCTCGCGACCCTGGACGCTAAGTCGCCAGCACGCCCGATCAAGCCGCGGCCCTGCGCGATCACACTCGCCGCCCAGGATCCGGCGCGCCACTTCCACATCATGGAGGACGACGTCGAGTTCAAGGTGCGGCTCCAGACGCGCATTCCGCAGCATGATCCGCTGCTCGCGCATTTCTTCAGCTTTGCGCGCGTGGAGGCCCGAGTATGACGAAGCCAAAAGACATCGTCTTGCCCAAGGGGGATATCCAGAAAGCCGCCGGCGCGTACATCTACACACACGGGTCATGCACGGAGGTCGAACTCTTCCTGGCCGTGAACTTTGGCGCCACGATGAGCGCTCGCCGCGATGCACTCCAGCGCGCAATCACGGGCGGCTGGTTGATCGAAACCGAGCGTGGAAAGATCGCCTGCAGCCAGGCAGCTCTGGACTACTACGACGCACAGGAAGACAAGCCGGAAGAGAAATACGTTGGGCAGATCGTTCCGGCGGCGAAGCGCGACGTGTTCGCGGGCTCGGGCCTGAGCAAGAAGTACCTGACGAATAGCCGCGGAACGCGCCAGGATGTTCCGGACTGGTCGCGCCGGCCTGAAGGCTTCAGCGTCAAGAGCGTGTACGGAGACGGAGCATGAAGGAGCGCCCAATCCTCTTCACTGGCGCGATGGTGCGCGCGCTGCTCGACGGCAGCAAGACGCAGACGCGGCGCGTGGTGAAGCCTCAGCCGCTTGCCGCCGAATTTGGTATGTGCCGTCTGGTGGATTCGCAAGGCCGCCCGATAGCGTGCCCCTACGGCCAGCCCGGCGACCGCCTGTGGGTGCGCGAGACGTTCGCACTCTCTGTTGTCGACCCTGACGGCGGATCGCCGCAGGACGAACCTGACAACTGGGACGTTTTCTACCGTGCGGACCCCGAGCAGCCCGGTGGAGGCTGGACAGACGCCGAGGGCAACGAAATTGCGGCGCCCTGGAAGCCAAGCATCCACATGCCGCGCTGGGCCTGCCGCATCCTGCTGGAGATCACCCGCGTGCGCGTCGAGCGGCTTCAAGACATCAGCTATGAGGATGCGCGCGCTGAAGGCGTCGATCTGGCCGTTTGGGCCGGCATTGCCATCAACGGCTACAAGGCGCTGTGGGAAAGCATCAACGGCGCCGGCAGCTGGGACGCCAACCCTTGGGTATGGGTGGTCGAGTTCAAGCGAGTGACGCCATGAAGCAGCGAAAACCGCTCAAGCCCGGCAAGCCGCTCGAGCGCAAGACGCCGATGTCGCGCGGCAGCGGGTTCGGGACGCCTGCCGCCAGCGCTGGCCTGCTTCGAGCAGCTGCAGCCCAGGCCGCCGGAAGGGCAAAGGCCCCAAAGCATACCAAAGCCGCCAAAACCAAAGCCCCAAAGCCAATGAAGTCCCTCGGCATGAAGGGCAGGGCGCCGACCGCGGCCGAGGCTCGCTTCATGGACCTGATGGGATCGCTGCCTTGCATCGCATGCCTGAAAGACGGATGGACGAACCGCGACATCAGCTTGCACCACGTCGACGGCCGGACCAAGCCGGGCGCGCACTTCCTGACGATTCCTTTATGCGCGGCGCATCACCAACAGGACGACAGCGACCCGCGAGGACGAATCAGCGTGCACGGCCGAAAGGCGACGTTCCAGGCGCGCTACGGCATGCAGATGGATCTGCTGGCCGAGTGCATGGCAATGCTAGGGATTACGGAGGCGTCATTGCTTAGCGGTGACGGTCACGAAAATTCGAAGGAGGCTGTATGAATTTTGAAAAGGTATCGATAGGCGCGGCCACCTTGTATCGCGGCGACTGCATGGATGTCCTCCCGTTTGTGTCCGGTGTCGATGCGGTTATTACCGATCCGCCATATGGAATCGGCGAGTCGTCAAAAAATCATCAGAGCAGGAACAGGGTAAAGGGCGGGAAAGCGATAGTCTCGCCTGACTACGGAAAGTCCGACTGGGACAAAAATGCGCCAGCGCCGGAAGTGCTCCAGGCGCTCATCGCTGCATCACCAAAATGCATCCTGTGGGGAGGGAACTATTTCGACCTCCCGCCGAGCAGTAAATGGCTCGTCTGGGACAAGTTAAACAGCGGGGATTTTGCTGACTGTGAGCTCGCCTGGACAAACCTCCCGGGGGCCGTTCGCACCATCCGTCACATGTGGAACGGCATGTTACGCGACTCCGAGCGCGGGGTTCCACGTGTGCATCCGACTCAGAAGCCGGTGAAAGTCATGGGCTGGTGTATAGAGCAGGCGGGCGAATGCGAGACGATCTTCGATCCATACATGGGTAGTGGTACAACTGGTGTCGCGGCCATCCAGCTGGGTCGACGTTTCATCGGTGTCGAGCGCGAGGCCAAGTACTTCGACATTGCATGCGCACGAATCGAACAAGCCGTGTCGCAGGGGCAGCTATTTGTGCCCGAAGTTCCGCCGCAAGAGCAGGCCGGTTTGTTCGGAGAGGCAGCATGAAGAAGCCGCGCAACAAGAAATATCGCCCTAAGGGATGGACGACAAACGTGCTTTCGATCTTCGGCGGCATGGGTGACGCGCATCACGCACACCTTCGTAGCAACCAACTCCAGACGCACGCGGCCATGGTGACCATGTCGCAGGGCCGAGGCACCCTCGTCCAGTGGAAGCGTCTCGCAGGTGTGCTGAATATCGCAGGGGTCATGTGCGAGCAGGGTATCGGGCCTGAGTTCAAGAAGGTATTCATTGCAGCGCAAACCGCGATGCTGGAGGTTGGCAAGCGAGCAGTTCGCAACAACGGCCGCTTCCTGTTCACGGGCCCGGAGATGGTCATCGTGAACGAAGCCCTGGATTGCCACGACGTGCAACTCGAGAACTCTCGGGCGATGGACGTCGACCGGGCGGCCGACGAAGTGATGCGTCGCGAGCGTTATCGGATTGATCACGTGAGCGTTATGGGCGAGATCCGTAAGGAGGCCGCATGATTCGCAACACTACGTTCCAGTCAAAGCGAGCTCAGATACGGATTGAGCGGCTTCTTGCGCTACTCGCGGGCCAGACTCTGCCTGCCAGCACGATCGCTGAGAAGCTTTACTGTGATCAGTCGATGGCGACCGAGTACCTCCGCCACCTTCGGTCGGAGCCGAATCGACGGGTGCGCATCGCGGGTTACGACGTCATCAACGGCACAAAGCGCCCGCTGTACGGCCTCGGTAGCGAGCCGGATGCGCCCATGACGCGGAAAACGAATGTGGAGCGTCACGCCGCAGTGCGAGCAGATCCGGCGCGCTTGGAGCGACGTCGCGAGCTGTCTCGCCAGTCGTATAGCCGGCGCCGAGCGCAGATCCCGCGCCAGCGTGATCGCCGCGTCTATGACCCGCCTCTGCCTGATCAGGTGCTAGCCCTGCTGGGGAAGATGCCGGGCTACACGACCGAGCAGATAGCGCAGCGCCTGGATGCGAATCAGCGCGCCGTGCAGCTTGTGGTTCAAAAGCTCCGCCGAGAGGGAAAAGTCCGGCGCGCCGAGGCAAGCACGATGAAGGCGTACCAGTGGGAGACGCCAGGCCGGCCAATGGCGGCTGTTCCGAAGGTTCCGCGGCAGACGATCTTTGCCGCCCTGGGCATCTGAGAGGAGATAGGAATGGGAAGCATTCTGAACTTTCAAGCAATCGGTGCCGCCGAGGCAACGATGTCGAGTCGTGAGATTGCAGAATTGACGGGAAAACATCATTTCCACGTCAAGCGCGATATTGAAAAGATGCTTGCTGAGCTCGGCGAAGATACATCCAAATTCGGATGCATCTACGTGGACGGTGTCAACCGCGAGCAGACCGAATACCGCCTCAATCGAGAGCTGACAGAAACGCTGTTGACCGGGTATAGCGCCGTCCTGCGTCGCAAGGTCATCGCAAGATGGCGGGAACTCGAGGCGGGACAACCATCGACACAGGCTTTGCCGAATTTCCGTGATCCGGTCGCAGCTGCTCGCGCCTGGGCCGACTCCGAAGAGCAAAAGCAACTGTTGCAGATCGAGCTTGCTGCGGCAGCCCCGGCGGTGGAATTCGTGCAGCGCTATGCCGACTCGACTGGAACGAAGGGCTTCCGCGAGGTCGCGAAGCTGCTCAATGCGAACGAAAACCTGTTCCGCGAGTTCGTCATCGAGGAAAAGATCATGTATCGCCTCGCCGGCGTCCTGACCGCATACGGCAATCACATCGAAGCGGGGCGCTTCTGTGTCAAGGCGGGCACGGCGCGGGGGAACGGGCATGCGTACAACGCGTCCCGCTTCACCCCAAAGGGCGTTACCTGGGTGGCTGGTGAATGGGCAAAGTGGCAGCTGAAGCAGCGCGAGGAGGGCGGCCATGCGTGATTACACCCCCCTGCGCGAATTGATCGCGACACGTGAGACGGTGCACCTCAAGTCGTCGACGGTGGCCGAGATGCTGGACGAACTGGAGGCGCTGCGCGCCGCCACAGCGCCGGCCAAGATGAAGCGCAACGACTACCCAGCGCCGTTCGAGGAAGTCTGGCAGGCCTATCCGACACGTTCGGGGGCGAACAAGCGCGCCACGTTCCAGCAGTGGTCGGCGCGGATCAAGGCGGGGCGTACGGCCGAGGACATGCTTGCGGGTACGCGTGCCTATGCCGCATACATTCAGGCGACCGGACAAACCATCAAGCTCCCAGAGACATTTTTCGGCCAATGCGAGCACTTCGATTCCGATTGGACGCCGCCCGGCCTGCGGCCCGTGCCGAGCCTGGGCAAGGCGGGCGCCGCGACAGCACAGAACGCCGCGCGCTGGTTAGAGGAGCACGGCAATGCAGCCTAACGACAAAAAGCGCTTCGTCACGCTCCTGACGGGGATCGCCGACTACTACGGCAAGGAACTGTCCACCGGCACGATCGGGCTGTACTGGGAAGGACTGCGCCAGTACGACATCGAAGCGATCGAGCGCGCCCTGTGGCAGCACACGCAAAACCCGGACAGCGGCCAGTTCATGCCGAAAATCGCGGACGTCACGAAGGTGCTTCAGGGACGTACCGAGGATCAGGCGCAGATCGCCTGGTCCAAGGTCGACGGGGCAGTCCGGCGGATCGGAGTGTGGGCTGATGTCGCCTTCGATGACCCGATCATCCATCGCGTTCTACACGACATGGGCGGCTGGGTCCGGATCAATTCGTTCGAAGACGAGAACTGGCCCTTTGTCGCCAAAGAATTCATCACGCGCTACCGCGGCTTCAAGATCTCCGGCCAGGTGCCTGAGTACCCGAGGTACTTGCTGGGCACGGCGAGCACGCACAACACGGCGGAAGGCCTGGCGAAGCCCAGCGTCCGACTTGTAGGAAATCAGGCGGCGGTCCTGAAGGTGATCAGCCTCGGCAAACCGCTTGGCGCACTGCTGATCGATGGCGCGGCACCAGGTCACGCGGCAACACTGGCATTAGCAGGAACCGCATGACCGTCATCGATAACGACAACTGCGCCCGCTGCAAGCACTTCAAGATGAAGGAATACCCGGACCATGCGCGAGTAGGGCTCGGGCGCTGCGCTGGATACGACCACGGGCAGCAACTGATAAACCCGTTTCTGCACTGGTCGACAAAGCCATGCGCCCGGTTCTACAGGGCGGCAGATGTAATGGTCCGGCAGGAGTGGATCGATAAGCAGCGCGCAAAACAAGAGAAGAAGCAAACATCAACCGCAGTACCAACCAAGGAGATGGAATGAAGAAGATCATCGTGTGGCTCGTCCTGAGCTTCGTTTGCGCCGTAGCGTACGCGCTGCCGCGCCCGTCGCAGATCGAGGACGCGCTGGCGGGTAAACACTATGGCGAGGCGAAGAGCATGGTCGACGAGGTTCTGAGAGAACGGCCAGACTCGGCTCGCGCGCACCTGCTCAATGCCTACCTGCTCGCGCATGTGGACCACAACAGGGCCGCGGCGAATACCGAACTGCAAACAGCTGTCGGCTTGGACAAGCGTGGTGATGTCAAGTCATCCGCCTTGTTCGGGCGAGTGGTCGCCGAGATCGATGCACAATCGGCTGGGCGAACGGTGGCAGCCGCCCAGCACCCTGCGCCCGTACCAGCGCCGCATGCCGCTGATGGCATCGATTGGGCCCTGATCATCTTGCCTGGCTTAGTTGTGGGGTTGATCCTGTACTACATCCTCCGGCCGAGCCGTAAATCGAGCGTCACGACGCCTTTCCCGACGACGGCGGCGTACGCATCCACGTTTCGCGAGTCGTATCCAGATCCGCTGGCATCGCGAGCGCGAGCAACCCCGGCCCCGACCGCCCCAGAGCCGTACTATCCGGCGCAGCAGTCGGCGCCCAGTGCGCTCGGCACGGTTGCCGCAGTTGCGGGCGGCGTCATGGCTGGCAACGCAATGAGCGCCATGCTGATGGGAGGTCACTCCAGTCACCGGCATGACGACGAAGACGAGCAGCGCCGCCGTCGTGCCCGCGATGAGGAAGAAGAGGAGCGCCGCCGCCGTGATAGCTGGTCCACGACCTACAGCGATCCGTCGCCGGTTTCCACGTCGTCCGAGCGGTCGTCGTTCTCTTCATCGTCGAGCGGCAGCGACTCCTGGTCGTCGAGTAGTTCGTACGACAGCGGATCGAGCAGCGACTGGGGTTCGTCCTCGTCGTCGTCGTCGAGCGACTGGTAAGCATCAAGCCGCCCGGCCAGCCCGGGCGCACAACAACGATACGAAAGGATGACATGGAAGACACGCACGAAATGCTGACGTTCCACGAGCTCGAAGGCGCGAAGCCGAGCAACCCGAAAGACATGGTAGGCATGCGCAAGGCTCCGATGTCGACCGTCCCGGCCAACGTCCTGGCGGAGGTCGGCGTTGCGATGCTCGAAGGCGCGTCGAAATATGGCCGCCACAATTACCGCGCCGTCGGCGTCCGTGGCTCCGTCTACTACGACGGCACCATGCGCCACCTGATGGACTGGTGGGAGGGCGAGGACATCGACCCCGATTCCGGCATGTCGCACATCACGAAGGCGATCACGTCGCTCATCGTCCTTCGCGACGCCATGATCCAAGGGAAGTTCACGGATGACCGTCCGCCGCGCTCGAAGCCGTTCTACCCCAGTCTGAACGCCTGCGCCGCCGCGATCGTAGACCGCTACGCCGACCGCAATCCGACGCACTACACGATCACGTTCACGGGGCTCGACCAATGACGCAAAGTCGCCTTGAATCGCTCATCGAAGCCGTCATCAACACGTGCATCGGCTTCTCCATCAACTACGTGGCCAATCTGCTGATCTTCCCGTTGTTCGGGTTCCACATCAGCCCCGGCGCAAATTTCGTGCTGGGCCTGATCTATACCGTCATCAGCGTGGCGCGCTCGTACGGCGTGCGTCGCTGGTTCAACGCGCGCCTACATCGTCTCGCAGCTGCGGTGGCGACGTCGATCGAGGTCCGCCAATGACCGGTGCGATTCTCGCAATCGACCCGGGTCCGATGCAATCGGGCTGGGTGATTTACGAAGCGGGGAGAGTAGCGGCCTCGGGCGTATCAGGTAACGCCGATATGCTTCTGACCGTCGAACATGCGCCGGTAGAGCGTCTCGCTATCGAGATGATTGCCTCGTACGGGATGGCTGTCGGTCGCGAAGTCTTCGAGACGTGTGTGTGGATCGGTCGCTTTCAACAGGCATGGCGGGATCCTGACAGCGCAGAGTTAATTTATCGGAAGGACGTCAAGCTTCATCTATGCGGGACGCCAAAGGCAAAGGACGCCAATGTTCGGCAGGCGCTACTGGACCTGTTCCCGAGCGCTGGTGGCGGCAAGACTCCACAGATCGGAACGAGGGCCCTGCCGGGCCCACTGTTCGGCGTATCGAGTCATGCATGGCCGGCGCTTGGGGTCGCAATCACTGCTTTGGCGCAGCATCCGTCACAAGCGTGCCGTTCCTCCAAAGCCTGAAGCTGACGCCGCCAGGTACGCTGTCGCGAGCGTGCCTGAACGCCACCTTCGTAGTTTTGCCGTCCAAGAAATGCGCGGTCAGCAGTGTCTGGCAGAACTGAGATGCGATGGCACTATGGACAGAGTGGAATGGGCCAATGAAGTTTTGGCAAATTGTCTCCTTGGAGAACTCGCCGCCGAACGACTGGTATCCAGTTTTGCACGCCAAAGAAATGAAGAGCTTTGGCGTTGCCTTCTTAATCTTAAGCGCCTCGGCGAACGTCGCGAGTTTCACCGATCCATCAACGGCAAATCCTAGTTCGTCACTATCACCATGTCCAACGAGGATGACATGGGAATACGCCGCTTGGTTTTTCTTCCAGAAAATCGCGAGCTCTGCCAGGCTTCTTACCTTAACGGACCGGATTTGGTCGTCCGGAACGAGCAGTCTACAAAATTGCAGAACGGACTTCGCGAGCGGATCCAACGTGGCCGCTTCGCTGTCGAAATCGCCGAGCTCAATGAGCAGCAGCCCAACGTCTTTGTGGAGCCGGCTGGCACCGACCGCCTTTGACTCAACGCCCCCAGGAAGTCGAACAGTTACCGACTTTCCGGACTTCGACTCCACCTTCGTTTTGTAAAGTGCAGTTTCGAAGCTCTCAAGCTCATCAGGAAACAGCGAGCATGGTACATAAACGGTGTCGCCTACATTTAAATTGTTTGCCATTTGCAATATTTCTCAAGAGATATGACATGTTCTCACATGATTTCCAAAAGTGCAACATCTAATGAATATTGCAGATCGCCGATGAAATGCGCAGCCTTGTGATTTGGCAAATGTCGGGGCACCCTGCAAAAATATGGCTGAGTGCTAAGCTCCTACTCATTCCAAGGAGCAAGCCATGTTCGTCGAAAAGTACCTCAAATCGCTCAACACGTCGGACCTGAGGGACGACGAACTGCATCACCAAACCGATGCTCTCGCGGCTGCCGCGCTGGCGGACCTGTCGGGCGGCTCAGGTGACCTCTTCGGCTCGCTCCTGGCGCGCACCAAATACGCCGACGGCACCCATCACAAGACATTCGAAGCGGGCAATCACAACCTCGCGGTGCTGCTGCGCGCTTGGACGAAGCTCGTCACGCAAAAGGGCTTGGATCGCCAATGGCTCAAGATCAAGCACGAGTGGGACATCAAGGCCGCGTACGGGATCTACGAGAAGATCGCGCGCGTCTCGCTGGCCCACTGGCTACAAGGTGAGTGCGAAGTGTGCAACGGGACGAAGATCGCCGCTGGCCGGGCCTGCACGTGCTGCGCCGGTACAGGCCGCCAGCCGATCGCAGGCGGCGCCCTCGAGGTGGAGCGCGTCAAAGACATGATCTCTGAACTGGAGGGCCTGTATCAAGCACATGGAGCGCGTGCAGCCGTCAAGCTGCGGAGGGCTGCATGATCGTGTTTGCCGACAAGTCGGGCTATGATGGTCCAACGTCGACGGCAGCAGCGCGATGACGATGACCGCGAGGAGCGCCTTGCGGTCACGCACCCAGCTGCCTAGACTGCTCGTGCGCTGGAGCACAAGCATGGATAAATAACAGAGGGTGAAATGAAATGACAGTCGACGAGCAGAAGTTTGAGAGATTTCGAGCAGCACTTCGTGACCTGTGCGTTGCCCATGGGGTGCAACTTCAACCTTGTGGGGAGGGGTGTGACTATGGACTGGAGGTATGGGATTTGCCGCCAGGGGAACCATATTTTCATAATGGTGACAGCTACCTTATTGATGCCACTGCCGCCGCACTGGAGCGCCAAAAGAATCTTGCACAGCCATAAAAACAGGCGTAAACTTAAGTCCTCATCTACAGTTCCCTCGGCACCATGTAATGTGCGCTGCGGCGCCAACATCACCCGAGGCAGTCGAGCAAACCAGCCAGCAGTAAAGCCGGCGTTCGCCTGTAGATTTTGACTGAACCCGCCGCCCTGGCGGGTTTTTTCGTTTACGGCCCACTTGTGCAGATAGCCTTGGGGTTCGTCGGCCGGCGTGGTGCGCATTCCCCATCAGTGATGAGGAAATCGCACCACAGCACGCCAAAAAAAGTGCCCACGCTATCGGACGATCAACTCCAATTCGCGGCCCAGCGCTTTGAACGCTGCCGCGAGGGTGTCGATTTTCGTCGCATGGTGCAGGTCAACAATGCGATTCACTTCCTGAGGCTTGACGTTCATAAGCCGCGCCAGGTCAGCCGGTCGCACTCGTTGCTTAAGCGTCTCATTTAGAAGCAGTACCTTAGCCGATGCGCTGAGGGGAAGCTCAATAAGGCGCTCGCCCTCGACCGCTTCGGACGGTAGAGGGACTGGGCGACGGTCTTCGAAGTAGAAGTCCATTGCCGTAAGAAGCGCGTCCGCGGCCATATCGAGTGCTTCCGCCTCGGTATCGCCTTGCGTAAGCGCTTCTGGAATGTCGCGGAACGATACGATGTACCGCCCGCTATCGGATAGCTTGAAGCTTGCAGGGTATTTCATAAGCTCAGTCCTTCAGTCTGTGTCGATGCAGTTGGCGGCAAACCCCTTTCGGGGTCTGCCTCCTATTTCATTCCGAGTTGTTTTTTGATTTCCTTGGCAAGGTCATTGTCGATTTCGCTGCCAGGGTGCCTTGGTACGGTGGTTTGTTTTCCTTGGTAGTAGGCTTTCAAGTGTCTTCGACCGTCCTTGATTACCACTCCTTGGGACTTCAGCCACCGTACAAACTCAGTCTGCTTCACTGCACCTCCTTGTTGTGTTGTCGATGTAGATACTATAAACAAAAATGTTTATAAACGCAAGCATTTTTGTTTATGTTTCAGCGGTTTTTTGTGCCTCCGACGACAAGCGGCTTGGCCCCGCCGACTTCTCTCCAACTGTTGAAAATTGCAAACGCTGCCTTATGCGAGCGTCGGCGCTTGACGGGCGTAACCCGTCGCCACACAGAGGCGCATAAGCGCGCCGGAATGGCTGAGAACGCGGAATGCGGCGTTTGTGTTCCTCTGTGTGGCGAATGCGCATTAGCTGATGCGACGCGAGTTACTACGCGACGTTGAAACGACAGTTCCAGTGTGAACGGAGCCGGAACTTAAGCACCGGCCGCCACGACCAAAGCAGGGCTGCAAGACTGTAAGACCACCGCCCTATATTGGCCCATATGGGCTGCCACTTTTATAGGTGAACAAATGTCTGAACACATCATGGTCTGCAAGCTGCAACTGCACAGCAAAAACCCGATGAAGGGTTACAGCTCAACCAACGAAGAAATGCCGGGCCAGTCGGTCCACTTCGGCGCGGTGTGGGAAGGATCGACCGAGAAACAGCAGGCGTCCGAAAATGCCATATTCGGCCATTGGACACCATACGCTGAATTCAAGGGGTCGATCTTGAACCCGAGCGTCAACGACCAGCTTGTGGTCGGGAAGAAGTACTACGTGACCTTCACGGAAGCGCCCGACTAATTACCGAGTCTCCTCCAAGTTCTCTCTCTTGGACTTTCGCCGCCTGCCGCAGAAATGCGTTCGCGGCATTTTTTATTCTGAGGTGCGCCATGAGCGTCGAAGACGAACTCGCTTTCCTGCGCTACAAGCTGCAGCGTCTCCGCGAACAGGCGGACTATGAGCGTATGCGAGCGGCGGCATGAAAGGCCCGGCAGACGTCTACCGCGCCGAGATCCTGCGCGCAGTGATGGGCGAGAACGCGAACACGTGCAAGGTTGCGAACATCGCGCGCCTGAACCAGATCGCTGCGCACCTCGTCGACTGTGAGGATGCGAAAGCGATCCTTCGATCGAAGGGATACGGCGCCCCTGGCCAGACGTTCGTCCAGCTGGCGCGCAGCCTGCCCGATAACGTGCGCGGCATGCTTCGCGATCTGTTCAGGTCGCAGCGGTTGCGCGATCAGGTGCCCATCGCATGGAGAGAGCAATGACCGATGAATCGAACGTCATCCGCCTGCACATGCCACCGCTGCATCAGCGCTTCGTCCGCTCGTATCGCGCCTGGCGCGCGTACGGGTTGTCGCCGCCGAAGGCATTCATCGCAGCGTGGCGAATCTGCCGCGTGCTGTCGAAGGTCTGCTGATGGCTAAGCTGCAGACGCTCAAGCCGCGGCTGCAGGCTGCAGGACAGCGATTGGCTACGTTCAATCCGCCTCGGCCTGACACCGTGCAGCGCAAGCGCGGATGGGCTGGCGTGCAGGACCGCGACCGCATCCGCAAGCGAGACAAGGGGCTGTGCCAGGAATGCTTGCGCCAGGACCGCGTGAGCGTCGGCGCCGCGGTCGACCACATCACCCCACTGTGGCAGGGCGGCACGGACGAGGACACCAATAAGGAACTCCTTTGCCAGCCTTGCCATGATGCCAAGACGGCGCGTGAGGCTCGAGATCGAGCGCGCGGATGATGCGTCGTGGCAACTTCTTACGCTATATCGTAAGGAGCTACAAAATAAAAAAATTTCGAGCGCGGACCCTTAGGCAAAGCATGTCTTTGAGCAACATTTCCAGAGGAAAACGTTTCCATGAGGATCTGCCTGTTTGTTGAGCAAAGTTGCCGATGGGTAAGGGGCGGGGTCAAAGTCTAGAGGTTTTTCGACGCCGACACCGCACTGTCTCTCATCCGCAGAATTTTTCCCCCGTGGAGGTATTTGTTAATGGCTTTAACAGGCAAACAGCGAGCCTTCGCCGATGCCGTGTTGGCCGGGTTCTCCAACAAGGAAGCGGCGATTCGCGCCGGATACAGCGAAAAAACGGCATCGGCCGCAGGGTCACGGCTTGTTAAAGAGCCGGCTGTTAAAAGTCACATCGAAAACCATCGGAAAGGTGGGCCTGGCGCCCGCGCGGCGCAGCCACCGCCGCAGCCCCTAGGCGGGTCGGATGATGTCGTTTTTGACATCCCGAGGACGGAAGACCCGATCAAATTCCTGGTCACGATCATGAACGAGCCGGCCGCCGATCTTCGGTACCGGATAGACGCCGCAAAGGCGATGTTGCCGTTCAAGCATCAGAAGCTCGGCGAGGGCGGGAAGAAGGACGCGCAGGCCGACGCGGCGAAGAAAGCCGCTAACAAGTTCGGCACGCCGGCGGCACCAGGGCTCAAGCGCGTGAAGTAAAGGAGGTGCACATGGAGTGGTCAACAGCCTGCCTCGACTGGAAAGAGCGGCTGAAGAAGGGCCAGTCCATCATCCCGCCGCCGCTTTTTCCTGAGCAGGCCGAGCACGCCGTCCAGATATTCAAGCAGCTGAAGATCGTTGATGCGCCCGGAAGCCCGACTTTTGGTGAGGCGTGTGATCAGTGGGTCTTCGACCTGGTCGCTTCCATCTTCGGCGCTTACGACGCTCGTCCGGACTCGCCCACCGAGGGGCGTCGCTTGATCACGGAATGGTTCATCCTGATCCCCAAGAAGAACTCGAAGTCGACCATTGCGGCCGGCATCATGATGACGGCGCTGATCCTCAACTGGCGCATGTCGGGCGAGTTCACGATTCTGGCGCCGACGCTCGAAGTGGCGGCGAACTCCTTCGCACCAAGCCGGGACATGGTGAAGCACGAGGAGGATTTGGACGACCTGATGCAGGTCCAGACCCATATCAAGACCATCACGCACCGCGGCACCTCGGCGACGCTGAAGGTGATCGCTGCCGACGCCAACACGGCGGCCGGCAAGAAGTCGGTCGGTACGCTGGTCGACGAAATCTGGCTGTTTGGTAAGCAGGCCAACGCCGAGAACATGCTGCGTGAGGCCATCGGCGGCTTGGCGTCGCGTCCGGAAGGCTTCGTCATCTACCTGACGACTCAGTCAGACGAGCCGCCCGCCGGCGTGTTCCGCCAGAAGCTGCAGTATGCGCGTGACGTGCGCGACGGGAAAATCGACGATCCGCGCTTCGTTCCGGTGTTGTACGAGTTCCCGGAAGAGATGATTGCCGCGGGCGAGCACCTGAAACCGGAGAACTTCGGAATCGTCAATCCGAATCTCGGATTCTCGGTCGACGCCGAGTTCCTCGAGCGCGAACTGCGCAAGGCGCAGGCCGGTGGCGAGGAATCGCTGCGGGGCTTTCTGAGTAAGCACCTGAACGTTGAGATCGGGCTGAATCTGCGGTCGGATCGCTGGCCTGGTGCCGAATTCTGGGAGCAGCAGGGCGTCCTCGAACCCACGTTCTCACTCGAAGACCTGATCGCACGCTCCGAAGTCGTCACGATGGGTGGCGATGGCGGCGGCCTGGATGACTTGCTTGGGCAGTACGCAATCGGCCGCTGCAAAGAGACCCGCCGATGGCTTGGCTGGGGGCATGCATGGGCACACCCCTCCGTGCTTGAGCGGCGCAAGGAAATCGCCCCGAGGCTGCAGGACTTCGCCAAGGACGGGCACCTAACCCTGGTGAAGCAAATCGGCGAGGACGTCGAACAGTTCGCTGCCAACGTCGCCATGGTCCACGAGGCAGGGCTGCTCAACAAGATGGGCATTGACCCGAGCGGTATCGGCGGCATTTTGGACGCCATGCTCATGGCGGGCATTCCAGAGGATCGGATCGTCGGCATTTCCCAGGGATGGAAGCTGACAGGCCCGATCAAGACGGCCGAGCGGAAGCTCGCGGAGGGTGTGTTCGTGCACGGCGCGCAGCCGTTGATGGCTTGGTGTGTTGGTAATGCCCGTGTTGAGCCCCGCGGCAACGCGGTGTTGATCACGAAGCAGATATCCGGCTCCGCCAAGATCGACCCCCTGATGGCGATGCTGAATGCCGTCGAGCTCATGTCGCTGAATCCGGTCGCCGACTGCGGCGAAATCACCCAGGGCTTCGTACTCCTGTAAGGAACACTATGGAATTATTCGATGCGCTGGAGGCCACCGGGCACTGGCGGCAGTCGCCCGCGCGTCGCGATGAGGCGAAGGTAAGCAATCAGGCGCAGTACAGCTCCGACGTCATGGAGGCGTTCGGGGTGGCCCCATCTGGCACGACGGTGTCGGCCACTTCAGCCATGCGCGTGTCGGCGGTCGCCGCCTGCGTGGCAAAGATCGCCGGCGCGATTGTCAGCATGCCGATCCACGAATATTCGCTCGATGGCGGTGAGATCCCGGCGCGCATGCCGCGGAGCGACCTGTGGTATCTCCTGAATGAGCAGCCCAGCCAGCAGTACACTGCGGCCTCGATGTGGGAAGGCGTGAGCATGGCGCAGCTGCTGCGCGGTGATGCCTTCGCGCTGCTGCGCTGGCGAATGAACGGCACGATTCGCGAGATCCTTCCACTGCCTTGGGGATGCGTCTCACCGATTCGCACGCCCGGCGAAGGGGTTCGCTACTACGTGAACTCGCCCGCTCACGGGATTTCGACCTGGTTTGACCCCTCCGACATCCTGCACTTCCCGGGCCTTGGGTTCGATGATGCAACGATGCGTTCGATGTCGGTGATCCAGTTTGGCGCTCGTACGGCGATCGGCAACGCGCTGGCGATGGATGAATACAGCGGCAAGTTCTTCGAAGGCGGCGCCCACCCGTCCATCATCTTGCAGGCCGCAGCCCGGATGAACGAGCAGCAGATCACGCAGCTGCAGACAGCGTTCGCCAATCGTTATGCCGGGCTCGCCAACGCGCATCGATTACCTCTAGTCCTGACCGAGGGCATCTCGGCCAAGGAGCTGAGCCTGACTGCTGAAGACGCGCAGCTGCTCGAGGCGAGAAAGTTTCAGGTGATGGACATCGCCCGCGCGTTCGGTGTGCCTGGTTTCATGATCAACGAGAGCACCGGCTCGACGTCCTGGGGCTCCGGACTCGAAACGAACGGCCGCGCCTTCGTTCAATACACGCTGCAAACGTGGCTCCGCAAAATCGAGCAGGAGCTGAACCGCAAACTCTACCCGCGGAACAACGGCCGTTTCCTCGAGTTTTACCGAGAGGCGCTGTACGAAACCGACATCAAGGCGCAGGGCGAGTACTTCCGTGCAGCGCTTGGCGGTCCAGGCGCCGGCGACGGATGGATGTCGATCGACGAAGTGCGCCGTCGGCAGCGAATGCCCCCGATTGACGGCGGAAACGAAATCTACCGCGCACCGCGTGATCAGGTCGCGCAGACGGGGCAACCCACCAACCCGCAAGAGGACAAGGCGGCTTAATGAATCCATTCTTTCAACTCTGCCTCGATAACGCCGCAACTGCGGCGGTCGCGGGCAAGCGGGAGCTCTTCGTGAGCAATGCCGCCGGACAGACACTCTTCATCCGCGGCGTGATCGCCCCGGGGTTTGAAGCCAATGCCGCCGACATCGTGGCTGCGCTGGCCAAGGCCGACCCGTCCCAACCGCTGCAAATTCAATTCAACACTCCTGGAGGGAGTGTCTTTGAGGGCAAGGAAATCGCCGCGGCCATCCGCAATTTCCCCGGCAAGACCATCGCCAACGTTGTGAGCCTGTGCGCGAGTGCGGGCACGAGCATTGCCGTGGCCTGCAGCGAGGTAGTGATGCAGCGCGGAGCCTTCTTCATGATCCACAACGCCCAAGGCGCAGCCTTCGGCGACAAGACGGCGCTGCGCGATACCGCGGATCTGATGGAAAAGGTCGAGTTGACCATCGTGGAAGACTATACGAGCAAGACGGGCAAGCCGGCCGAGGAAATCGTCGCCATGATGGAGGCGGAAACGTGGATGACTGCCGCCGAGGCACTGGAGCACGGATTTATCGACCGCATCGCTGGCGAAGACGGCGTGTCGAACACCTGGAATCTCGCCGCGTACTCGAAGGCGCCCGCAGCGCTCACTGCATCGGCACCGGAAGCTCCCGCACCGACTGAGCCGGAACCCGCGCCGCCGCCACCTGCTGCGCCGCAGGAAGAGTCCGAGCCGCAGGCCGACCCGATCGCCAACTCGGTGACCCAGGCGAATCGCAACCGTCTCGCACTGCTTCAAGCAACCTCGTAACGCTTCTCGCGCTACACCCGCCGAGGCCGGTCGCCTCAGACTCCGGGAGCCCATGTGGCTCCCTTTTCATTTTAAGGAACCACATGGCCGTTACCATCCAAGCCCTGCGCGAGAAGATTGCAAACTTCGCGCAACAAGCCCAGCACCTGCTGAACGAAAAAGGCGATCAGATCTGGTCCGCCGAAGACCAAGCCAAGTTCGACGGCTTCACCAACGAGATCAACGGCGCGAAGGCGCAGATCCGTAACCTCGAGACCATGCGCGAGCTGGAAGCCGAGAAGTTCTTCAACGACGCCTCGCGCAAACCGCCGAAGCAAGACGGCGATGTCGAAATCTCGGCACTGGTTGCCGTGGCCCTGTACATGCGTCATGGCCAGAACGTCACCGCGGAGCAAGCCGCAGCGATCCGCAACGCCATGTCGACCACGACCCCGGGCGAGGGCGGCTACACCGTGCCGGCGGAAGTCGCAGCGATGGTCATCGACCGCCTGAAGGCCTTCGGCGGCATGCGCGGCGTCGCCACGGTCCTGACGACGGAAACCGGCCACGCCATGAATTTCCCGACCAGCGACGGCACGGGCGAAGTGGGTGAGATCGTCGCCGAGAACGGCGGCGCGAGCGGTGGCGACATCACCTTCGGTACTGTCGGTCTGCCGGTCTACAAGTACTCGTCGAAGAAGATCGCCCTGCCGCTGGAACTGATCCAGGACAGCGCCATCGACGTCGTCGCATTCGTGGTCAACCGGCTCGCGACCCGCATCGCACGCATCCAGAACCTGCACTACACCGTCGGTACGGGCTCGAGCCAGCCGACCGGCATCGTCACGGCATCGTCCGTCGGTAAGGTCGGCGCAAGCGGCCAGACCCTGACCGTCCTCTACGACGACCTGGTCGACCTGAAGCACTCGGTCAACCGCGCTTACCGCGCGAATGCAGCTTGGATGATGAACGACCTGAGCGTCGCAGCAGTCTCCAAGCTGAAGGACACCGTCGGTCGTCCGATCTGGATCCCCGCCGTCACCGAAGGCGCGCCCGATCTGCTGCTGGGCAAGCCGGTCAACGTCAACGACGACATGGCGGTCATGGCTGCCAACGCTAAGTCCATCGCGTTCGGCGACTTCTCGCAATACACCATCCGCGACGTCAAGAACAGCACCACGATGCGTCGCTTCGACGACTCGGCCTTCGCCCTCAACGGCCAAGTCGGCTTCTGCGGCTGGACCCGTTCGGGCGGCAACCTGCTCGATACCGCGGCTGTTCGCCTGTACCAGAACAGCGCTACCTGATCGTAACCGGCGGCCGGACTGGCGCCGGCTGCCATCCCTGGAGATAGAACATGGCAGAAGCCAAAAAAGTGAAAGCGCGCGTCCTCGTCGAATGCGCGTACGGCAAACCGAACGACGTCGTCGAAGTCGATGCCGCAGAAGTGAAGGCCCAGCCGGGCGCCCTGGACGCAGAGCCCGCAGCGGTCGCGTACGCGGAGTCGCTGAAGTAACCCCATGAGCCCCGATACCGCGGCCTGGCTCGCCAACGTGCGCGCCGAGGCAGCGGCCCCGGGCGCTCTCCTAGTCGTCGTTCGCGATCGTTCGCGCTCGGTGGCGATCTTCCCCGAAGACATAGTCGGCAAGTCCGACGACGAGCTGCAGGCGTTCATCGCCATGCGGCTCGCTGAACAATGAAAGACCGATATGGCAATTGCCTCGACCGACATTCAATACCGACTGTCCGGCGGCGCCGGCAACACGTCGCCTTTGGCATCGCTGGGCGGTGCGAAATCGACGACGGTGGCTGGCGCCTCGATCTTCGATGACGTCTCGTCGGCCGAGGCAGTCGCCGGCGATATCGAGTATCGCTGCGTGTACGTGCACAACGCTCACGCAACCCTGACGCTGTCGGGTGCTGTTCTCTGGATCCCAACGAATACCCCGAGCCCGTCGACCACGATCGACGTTGGCGTCGGGACATCCCCGCTAAACGGTACTGAGCAGGCGGTTGCCGACGAAAACACGGCACCCGTTGGCGTGACCTTCGTCGCCGCCGCTACCCAAGGCGCTGGCGTGGCTTTGGGTGACATACCGGCAAACCAAAGCCGCGCCGTCTGGTTTCGCCGCACGACTACAGCCGGCGCCGCTGCCGTCGCCGATTCCTGCACGATTCGCACTACGGGTGATACCGCACCATGAAATTTGTCGACCGACTGAAATTCACGACGACCGGCACAAGCGCGGCATCCATCTCAGATGGCACCGCAGTTACTGGCTGCGGGAATATCGCAGCCAAGTTGGCCGGTGGCGCTTTGGCGCTGACCGACACGTCAGTCCCTTTTGGCGCCGATGACGGGGCTGGAAACTGGGAACTGAGCCTGTACAACCTGGGCGGATCGCTCCAAGCCCCGACGCTGACGCGCACTGCGGTGCTGGCCAGCTCGGCTGGCGGCACTACGCCTGCGACATTTACCGGCGCAACGCTGACGGTATTTAACACCATCCCTTCATCGTTCCTGAACGGCGTCAGCCTCGGCCAACTGCCCAATGCTGGTGCTATCGGTGCGACGGATGTGGTGGCTGTGGGCCAATCGGGCAACGAGGCCCAGACAACGGTCGACGCCTTCTACACGTATCTGGTCAACCGTATGACGGCGGAAGGCAAGTTCAGCGCGCCGGCCGAAAGCCTCAGCGTCACTACGCCTAGCATGCAGACGGTGGGTTCGCCTTACACCCTGGCCGGTACGTGGGCGGGCGTGCAGCCGACGGCTCTCGACTACATGATCACCGACTCGGGTGTGGCTGGCACCTGGAACAATGCGGTATCGGGCCTGACCATTGGCTCCAACGGGACGTGGCAGTTCAGCGTAACCCCGACGACATCAAGCGTCAGCCGTACGATCAGCGTGCGTGACCACAACAACACAAGTGTCGTCAGCCCGCAATCAGGTGCCTACATCGTCAACCCGAACACGATCCTGAATGTCACCACGCCGGGCACGCAGACGGTCGGTACAGCTTTCACCCTGTCCGGCACCTACACCGGGACGGCGCCGGCCTCGCTGGACTACCAACAGGCCGACGGCACCTGGGTGCAGGCAAGTTCGCCTGTCATCGGTAGCGGCTCCTGGTCGTTCAGCGTGACACCGACGACACCGAGTTCCGGTCGTACGATCAGCGTGCGCGACCACACATACGTCAACATCGTCGGCACGTCCGGCACCTATGCTGTCAACGCCGCGGCGAGCTCGACGATCACGAATGTGTCGGTCGCCGCCGCAACGTCGACGGTGGCTGGTGGTGGCACGGACCAGATGACGCCGACCGTGACCGGTACGGGTTCGTATTCCAGCGCCGTCACCTACAGCATCGATTCCGGTGGTGGTTCGATCAACTCGTCTGGCCTGTACACGGCGCCGGCAGCTACTGCCAGCGACCAGCCAATCGTCATTCGTGCCACTAGCGTGCAAGACACGTCCAAGTACGGTACGGTCACGATCACCGTGCCCGCTGTTGCCGCAGGCTCGACAGTGACCAGCGTGAACGTCGCGGCTGCATTGACGACGGTCCAGGGCAACCAGACCGACCAGCTGACCGCGACCGTCAATGGTACCAATTCGCCGTCGCAAGGCGTGACGTGGACGATTCAATCTGGCCCAGGCTCGGTCAACTCGTCCGGTCTCTATACGGCACCGCCTGCAACGAACAGTTCGCAGACGACGGTCGTCAAGGCTACCAGCACGCAGGACACGTCCAAGTCCGGTACTGTCCAGATCACGATCGCGGCGCAGCCGACCGTCAGCAACTACAACGGTACGATCAAGTCGACCCTTACCGCATCCGACGCGTACGGCATCAGCAACGGCAAGGAACTGTACACCGGTTCGAACACGCTGTCCGCCGTGTGGGTCTTTGCCGGTTCCAAGCCGAATACAGCCTCGACCGGCTGGAGCCAGAGCAACACGGTGGCACCTGCTGCCATCACCATGACCGACCGTGGCAACGGCTTGAACGGTATGCTGCCGATGACGATCGCCAATCCGGGTTCGGGTTCGAGCAGCGCAGCGTACCTGTACGTCCCGGTCGGCTCCGGCACGACAACGTGGTATTTCTGGATGGAGATTAACGGCATCTACACCGTGATGAACCCGTCCGGCACTGTGGTGACTGTGTAATGGCTACCCGTCTCGCAACCAACGCGACTAAGCTACGCCTGCGAAACGGGATGCTGTCTCTCACGACCAGCACTATCGTTCCGGGCCCGCTGAGCGCGTTGACCGACTTTGCCAATCAGCGTGTGTTTCAGCGCGTCGGCACAAGCCGCGTTTTGAACGTCAACATGACCTACACTGGCGGCGCGCCCGCCGGTGTCGAAGCGCAGATCGTCAACTATAGCAGCGGCAGCACGGTGGTTGACTGGACAGCGCTGGCCAACTTTAGCGCCTCGAACGGCAGCGCAACGGGTCAGATCACAGTCCCGCAGGGCAGCTGGTACCGGTTGAAGATTCGCAGCGTGACCGACCGTGCCACTGTGCTGACTGGCACGATGAAGTTCGGCGTGGGCATGGTCATCGGCTTCGGCGGCCAGTCGAACATGCGGTTCTTCTGGACCGACTACAACAAGCTGCCGAATACCGACTCGCGCTGCATCGAGTACATCAGCCAGACGGGCTATCGCCGCATCGGGCAGTACAACGACGCCTATGCGTACAGTCTGCTGTACGGCACCGGTTATCCGAGCTACAGCCGCGATAACGGCAATCTGAAGGGCGACGGCATCATCCTGTTCATGAACGCCATTGCGGCGGCGCTGAACATTCCGGTGATGGCAGTGCCGCTGCCGGTGAATGGCTCGTCGATCGACTCGTGGGTACCTGCAACGGCAGTCAACTGGGTGAACTTTGCTGCGCTGGCTACCGAAACCGGTAGCGATATGGAGATGTTCCTCTGGTATCAGGGCGAGACCGATGCTGTGAACAAGTCCACGAGCTATATGACGGCGGCCTGGGACGCGCTGCGTCAGCAGTTCTACGACCTGACTGGGCGCAACGCGTCCAACTCGCAGTTCGGTATCGTGTCGCTCGGGCAGGGGCAATACCAGAGTTCGCTGCCTGGCCAGTTCGGCATCATGCGCGCCAATCAGGTGGCGTACGGCATGTCTGGCCGCCAGGGCGTGTTTTACCTGGGCGGCGCGCATGACTCCGATCTGCGCGACGCCGTGCACGTGTCCAACGCCGGCCTGAACCGATTCGGCAAACGCTGGGCCGTCACGGCATTGAGCCGCTACGGTGCCGGCGCAGCAGCTTTCGGCCCGTACGTGACCGGAGCCACCTACAGCGCCGGCACCGCGACGCTCACGTTCGCTCACAGCGGCGGCGGCACGGCCCTGGTCGATGGCGCGGGCGGAAATGGCACCGGTCTGCTCGGGTTCGAATTCAAGGACTCAAGCGGCAACGTCCTGACCATCAACAGCACCGTGATCGCCAGCGGCACGACGGTGCAGTTCGCCTTGTCGGGCACGCCGGCCACCGTCTCGTACGCGATGATGGATTACCCGTTCAACGTCAGCGGAAGCTACGTCAGTTCCTCGGTCTTGTACGACAACGTCAGTCCGGGCTTCCCGTTGCGGCCGTTCACGGCTATCCCTATAACCTAAGGCTGACATCATGCTCGGATCAGATGCGATTGCGCTGAATTCCCTTGCGACGGACTCCGGTCCGCAGGCTACGACGAAGGTTTCGTCGGATCTAGCGGTCGCATACGCGGTGCGCGCACCGGTTTCGTCCGACCTCTCTGCTGCGTACGTTGTACGGGCCGCGGTCTTCTCCGACTTGGCGGCTCAGTACGCGGTTCGTTCGCAAGTGTCCGCCGACCTGTCGTTGAATTACTCGGTCGATGGTTCGGCGGTGTCGTCGGTGTCTGCGTCGCTTGCCATCGCATATTCGGTCTGCTCGGCAGTTTCGAGCGATCTGGCGATCCTGTTCTCCGTTGAGGAGTCGGTCGATTATGTGCGGGCGCCTCTCGGGACCGTGTGTCGGACTGGCCCCGCGGCTTACCCCGATACGCTTAAGCGCTTGGGCGTTGCGGAGGCCGCGGTGTCGCTCGATGCTGCACGCCGGGCGGCACGGGTGGACGGCGACGAGCTCGACGACGAGGTGCTGACGGCTGCGATTGCCTATACGGAGGCGGCCGAGCATGCGACCAGCCGGGCGTTCGTGCAGCAGACCTGGCGGGCCGGCTTCTTGTCGTTCTCGGCAGAGATGGTCTTGCCGAAACCGCCGTTGATCAGCATTGCACACGTCGCCTTCTACGATCAGGACGGTGTGCGCCGAACACTGGATCCGCAGGACTACTTCGTCGATGCAGACGCAGAGCCAGCGGTCCTAAGCCCAGCGCCTGGTCGCATGTGGCCAGCGACGCTCGATCGAGCTGGTGCGGTCGAAGTTCAGTATTCGTGCGGATACGGACCAACAGAGGCGAGTGTGCCGAAGCCAATCAAGCAATACGTTCTGGCACGCGTGCAGCAGCAGTTCTTTCCCGTGTCTACAGCTAAGGATGAGAACTTCGATCGGCTCCTGGACCAATTCTGGGTGTATTCATGAACCATCGAATCAAGCTGTTGAAGCGTCAGGAAGGCAAAGACGCTGCAGGCCAGTCGATCGAAAGTTGGTCGGAGGTTACTACGGTCTGGGCGGACGTCCGATTCGAGAAGGGTGTCGAGGTCTTGCGCGCCAATGCAGACACGTCGGTTGTGCGTGCATCGATACGGGTCCGAACGCGCAGCGATGTCGATCACAGCATGCGGGTGAGTTACCTGGGTATCGCTTACGACATCAAAGCAGTCCTTCCGGACTCCAGCGATCGCCGGTTCATGTTCCTGGTCTGTTGGAGCGTCAAATGATTGAGCTCGATATGTCAGACCTTTCACGCGCTGTCGGAGAAACCGTCGAGCAGGTGCTGCGTTCAGTCGACGAACCAACCCTTCGCGCGGTGGGCTTCGCGGGTGCTGAGGTGTTCCGGGACGAGGCAAAGCGCAACGCCCAATCGCACGTCCAGACCGGCACCATCTACCGGAACATCATCGTCAAGCGGCTTGAAGAGGAGTCGGACACGGGGCGCCGTCAGGTCTACCTCGTGACCGTCCGGAAGGGTGACTACGGCGGCGGAGACGCCTATTACTGGCGCTTCGTCGAGCAGGGACACAAGTTCGTACCGCGGAACACCAACGTTAGCAGCAGAACCGGCCGCACGATCGGCTGGGCCGCACACCGACGAGCGGCTGCTCTCGAGTACGGCACATCGACCGTGCCGGCGCACCCCTTCATGCGACCGGCCTACGATAGCAAGAAGGACGCAGCACTCGAAGCGATGACGAAGACGCTTGCTGAGCAGATGGAAAGGAATGCGACCCGATGAGTGTCCATGTTGAAGTGCGCGAGGCCCTGAGTGGCCTGGCGGGCGATCGCATTTTCCCTGTGCTCGCTGATGATGGGGCGCAGGTGCCGTACATCGTATTTCAGGTCGTGGGTGGCGGGCCGGAAGAATTCCTGAGCGGGGATAAGCCTGCAAAGCGGCAGCGTCGTGTCCAGCTCAATGTTTGGGCCGCGACAACGCTCGAGGCAACCGCGTTAGCGGAGCAAGCTGAGGATGCGCTGCGGGCCGCAGTGGCCCTGCAAACGGAAGTCCTAACCGGCGCAGTCGATACCTACGACGAAATCACAAAATACCGCGGAACCATGCAGGACTTCAGTCTGTTCTGCTGACCGCATCAAATCCAAAACGAGCCGCCTCGAGAAATCCAGGCGGCTTTTTCATGCCCGTTCGGGCGCAACGGCCCGGCTTCCGGGCTTTTTTACTTTTGAAAGGCCCACTACATGGCGATCTCCCTGCCTAACGGTACGACCTATGCGGTCGCTTCCGCCTACGCCGCTTCCGTGTCCGTCTCCGCGGCAAGCAACGCCTCCGAATGCGTGTTGACCACGGCGGCCAACACCTATGCGCCCGGCGATTTCGTCGAGTTCACCAGCACCTGGACGCGCGCCAATCTGCGCGTGTTCCGCGTCAAGGCTGCGACCAGCACGAGCGTCACCCTGGAAGCCTTCGACACGACGTCGACAAAGATCTTCCCGACCGGTGGCGGCTCGGGTTCCCTGCGCAAGATCACGACCTGGACGGCAATCCCGTTCATGAAGGCCTTCGAGGTCTCCGGCGGCGATCCGAAGTACGGCACCGAGGAATTCATCGACTACCCGGACGAGATCCAGCTGCCGAACGGCTTCTCCGCCATCACCGTCAAGATGACGATCGCCGACGATCCGACGCTGCCGCACAACGCCGTGCTGCAGGCTGCAACGGACACGCAGGCGGTCACCGCGGTCAAGGCCACGCTGCCGAGCGGCGCGCCTATCCTGTACAACGGCTTCCCGGCCTTCAATCCGACTCCGAGCATGCAGAAAGGCTCGGCGATGACGGTCACTTGCGGCCTGGCGCTGCAGGGTCGCCCCGTCCGGTATGCCTCGTAATGCTTTGCCAGCTGGTGCCGCTTAGGCGGCGCTGGCCTTTCTCGCCTGCGGGGTAGCTCCTCGCAGGTCTTTTTTATCTCATCGAAAGACAAGAACCATGGCACAGAAAATCAAGCTGGGCAGCCGCCCGAAAACGTTCGCTCGCGTCATCAAATTCCCGATGGTGGAGGGCGGGGAGGGCTGCATGGAAGTGCAGTACCGTTACCGCACGCGCAGCGAGTTGGCATCTCTCACCGACGAGATCCAAGCAGCGGCGAAAGCGCAAGCCGACTCCGACTTCGCGGCGATGAAAGCCAAGCTCGATAGCGGCGAGATGGCCGAGACGCTCAAGCAATCGGACATCCTCGACCGGGACATCACGCTGCAGGTCGACTACGTCATGCAGGCAGTGGACGGCTGGAACCTGGACGAGAAGTTCGACCGTGCCGCAATCGAGCAGCTTGCCGACGAACTTCCGGCGGCGATCTCGGCCATCATCGAGAACTACCGCAAGGCCATCAACGAGGGCCGACTGGGAAACTAGCCGACGTCGCCAGGGCCATGTTCACGCCGGCGCCGAGTGAACATGAGCTCGCGGCGGCAGGCCTCACGGCCGAGGACCTCGAGGGGGATGGCATAGAGGTTTGGCCAGAAAATCAGCAGGCGTATGTCCTGTTCGCGGATCTGCGGACGCAGTGGCGGATGGGCATGGGCGGTCCGTCAGGGCTGGACTATCTCGTGTTGTACGCCACCTTGGACCGGATGAAGGTTTCGGACGAAGAGGCTCGAGAGTTAGAGGGCGACATCCGGACGATGGAATATGCAGCCTTGGAAGCGATGACCACGCGCGGATGATGTGCTGTCGTCCCCGCCCTCATCGGCTGGTCAACTTGAAGTCAACACTAATGATTTTTTTTTGAGACGTCGGTCGTCTCGTTACTGTCTTGAGTATTACTCCGGAGTCGCTGTCGACGCGTAGTCTTCGTCTCGACAATCAACACCTTCCCGTTGCCGGTCTGGGTGATGAAGTCAGGCTGGCGGAGACGCTCTACCATCCACTCTGGAGCCCACGGGGCATTTTCAAGTGACTCGGAGACGACGGCTGCATCTGGCCGCAAAACTTCTTTCGAGGCCTGCAGAGCATTGCGGACGTCTTCTTTTGTGGTCCCGGGGAAGAGGGGGAGGTACAGAACTTGAGGCGCTTCTGGGTGAAGGCCAGCAACCACGATCTTGGCCAGCATCTCATCGAACGGCACCCCCTCTTTTTCTGCGAGCGCTTTTATCTCGGTAGTGATGAGCCAGCTTAAGGCGCCTGCTACCGGTTGCTGGAGCGGCTCCTTTTTCTCGGTGACTGGTTCGCTCTCCAACGTCAGCGCCCACTCGAGCCGCCGGACGATCTCCGCGTTCATGGAGCGGCCGTTTTGCTTAGCTAGCTCGGCAATGCGCTCGCGCATCGCTTCCGGTAGCCGCAGTTTCATCTGTGGGTCTTCTCGTGTCATGGGGCGAGAATAATGCACCACGGTGGTCTTGACAATGGAACCACCGTGGTCTACTCTACGCATATGGACCACGGTGGTTCATTAATTAGGAGGGCGAAATGAAGGGCGCGAGGGAACTCCCGAAGATGATGCTGAGGGTACCGGTCGAAGTAAAAGAGAGGCTGCAACAGCATGCGAAAGAGTCGCTTCGCAGCCTGAACAGTGAAATCGTTGGTCGGCTTTTACGTTCGCTAGCCGATGACGATGCTCGTCAAAATGCGGGCAAACAATGAAAAAAGCCCTGATCAGCTTGCCGGCGGGATCAGGGCTCTTGGTGAATCCACAGATGAATGAGGAATCGGAATGAAGACTATCACAAGCAACAGCGCAGCGCAATCACGCGATGGCATAGCCGCGCGTAAGCGTCAACTGCTGAAGTTCTTCGCTACCATGGAGAAGTCGGCGCAACTCGTGTTTATCGACGTGGCAGAAGAGTGGTCGGAAGCCTTCGCCCGCGCCAATACTCAGTCGCAAATGGCGGGAGCTTCAGCATGAGCGGCCTGATCAATATTCAACAACGTCAGGTCGGCACGGAAACTGTCGAGACCGTGAATGCTCGAGAGCTGCATGCGTTCCTCGAGAGTCGTCAGCAGTTCGCGGACTGGATCAAGGCACGAGTCGAGCAATACGGCTTCGTTGAGGGTCTGGACTTCACCGTTCATAAATTTATGAACGGTCGCGCAAGCCTGACGGACTATCACCTGTCGCTGGACATGGCCAAAGAGCTTGCGATGGTCGAGCGAACGGAGAAAGGTAAGCAGGCTCGCCAGTATTTCATTGAGTGCGAACGTGCAGCAAAGAGCCAAGCCTTGCCCGCGGCCGCGCCACTCGTTGATAACGCCATGCACGCTTTGAAGTTAGCGCCGCTTGCAATGAAAGCCGCGCGTGCCTTTGGCCTGGATAAGAATGTGGCCGCAATCAGCGCAAACCAGTATGTCTGTGCAGTTACTGGGCAAAATCTACTGAAAGAGTTTGGAGCTACGCACCTACCGGCAGAACGGCAGGATACGCAGTGGTTCACTCCGACAGAACTGAGCGCGGACGCCAAGGTCAGCGCACGGAAGTTGAACGAAGCTTTGGCGACGGCCGGCTTGCAAGAGCGACGTGGGAAAGCTTGGGAACTGACCGCGGCTGGTCACGCGTACGCGAGACTGTTCGACACCGGGAAGAGACACAACTCGGGCGTCCTTGTGCAGCAGATCAAATGGAGCCCATCCGTCCTAACGGAGTTGAGGCACACAGGGTCGTTGCTGTAGACAGTGTGTCGATGAATAGCCGCCCCTAGAAATACGGGCGGCTATTTGCATTGCGGTAATATATCTCCCTCTACAAATCGAGGGGATGCTATGAAGTGGACATTAGGAGTACTGCTGGTCGCGGTCTGCGGGTTTGCTCAGGCTGCGGATAAGGCGCAAACGCAGACAGGCACATGCGACACGCTAGCCGCCGCGTTTGAGGATGGTGTTAAAGAGCTTTCCTTCTCGCACGCTCAGGGAATGTTCGAAACAAGTGCAGCGCGAGAAGCAAACCTGCAACTGGAGAAGGTCGCCACAACAAATTTGATGCAGATGCATCTCACGCTTTTGGCAGCCAATAAGTGCCCACTGCCCAAGACCCCGCTATCCGATAACGCGTATGGGGACGATGCGTTTGCATGTGCGAAGGACATCGAGAAGAACGCGACATCTGGAAACAAGGACTTCCCCGCCTCTTGCGATCGCGCCAAGTGGACACGGGGCTTCCTAAAAAAATAGTTCGAGCCAGCGCAAGCTGGCTTTTTTGTTTGACGAACCGCCCTTGAGGCGGTTTTTTATTGGGCGGACGAATGAGCGAGATCACCAACACTGCGACAATCCGTGTCGTTGCCGATGCATCGGGCGTTGAAGCAGGCTTGCGTCCTGCCGTGGAGGCTGCCCGCCGCACCGAGCAAGCGGTGGCGCAGGTTGGCTCAGGCGCAGCCACGTCGGCGCGCAGCGTAGAAACGGCCCAGCGCAGCATCATCGGCTCCATCGAGCGTACGACTGCCGCGATGCAGGCCGGCGGACGCCAGACCGCGGCGTATTACGAACTGATGGCGCGTCAGCGTGGCGTAGACCCGAACGTCCTCTCCCCATATCTGAGCGCGCTTCGTGCCGTAGAACAGGCCCAGGCACGTACTGGGGCGTCCGCGGCGCAGGTGGCGAACGCTATGCGCATGGTGCCGGCACAGTTGACGGACGTGGCGACCCAGCTCGCAGGCGGACAATCGCCATTCCTCGTGCTCTTGCAGCAGGGCGGCCAGTTGCGTGATTCGTTCGGAAGCATCCCGGCCACCATTCGCGGTGTGGGCGCCTCGCTGCTGGGGTTGGTAAATCCCTATGCGGTGGCTGCAGCTGCGGCCGGCGCGCTTGCCTTTGCCTACAACGAAGGAAGCAAAGAGGCCGACGCCTACAACCGGGCAATCATCATGTCTGGCAACGCCGCAGGCACCAGTCGGAACCAACTCGCCGACTACGCAGGCGAAATCAGTAAGACGGTCGGCACGCAGGCGGAAGCTGCGCAAGCACTCGCCGCGCTCACCGCTACGGGGCAGGTCGGCTCCGAGAACATGAAGCAGTTCGGATTGGTAGCGGTCGAAGTGCAGAAGTATATCGGCCGGAGCGTCAACGACACCGTCAAGGACTTCGCCGAGCTCGGTAAATCGCCGCTTGAGGCGAGCCTGAAGCTGAGCGAGTCGTATCACTATCTCACGAGCGCTGTCTACGAGCAGATCAAGGCACTGGAAGACCAAGGTAAGAACGACGATGCTGCCGAAGTCGCGCAGAAAGCATACGCTGCCGCCTTCGAGGAGCGTGCCAACAGGATGAAGGAAAACCTTGGCACGATCGAGCGGGCCTGGATGGATGCAAAGGACTCCGCAGCGAAAGCCTGGGATGTATTTCTGGGCGTTGGCCGCAAGAAGACGCCGCAGCAGGAACTTGCCGAAGTGCGGGCGCAGATCGCGCTGGCCCAGCAGGGCACGGCGGTTGGCGGAGGTGAGCGTAACGACGCGGCGGAAATGACACGCGCGAAGGCCGCATCGAAGTTGGCTGCATTGCAGCGCCGCGAAAGCGAACTCCAGTGGCAAGTTGAGAAGGATGATTGGGATCGTCGGCAAGCGGAGATCTCCGAAAAGCTCCGCCAAGCCGGGATCGAGTGGGACAAGATCATGGACACGACGCTGTCCAAGGAGGAGTTGCGCAAGAAGGAGATCGCGGCCGCCAGGCAAAAGGGGGAAGACGCCGGTGCATCGGATGATGACATTAAGAAGGCCATCAACAAGATCAATCAGAAGTACTCGGAGCTGAACAACGTCACGCTCGCTCAGCTCGAGAATGCGCGCAATCTCGAGAAAGAGAAGATGGCTGGCCAGCTGGCCGATCTCGACGCGCAATACAAGCTTCAACTGATCAGCCAGGACACCTACCTCGCGAAGAAGCGCGACATGCAACTGCGGGAGATCGACCTCGAAATCCCGATCATGCGAAAACAAGCGGAGATCGCTGGCGGCAAGGAAGACCAATCTGCGCGCGAGAAGGCCTTGGGTGATTTGCAGGTGCTCATGGAGCGCCGGAAGAACATCATCAAAGATGGTGCGAATGCCATTCAACTGGCGGATGCGGAGCGTCGGAAGTCAATCGATGATGTAGTTACCGGCTGGGATCGGACCATTACCGCTCAGCGCGAGGCCGTGGCCCAAGAGTTGCTGCTGTTTGGCCAATCAGATCAGGCCCGGAAAGTCTATGTCGAGGCGATGAAGATCGAGCTCGAAATGCGAAAGAACATCGACGAACGCAAGGGGAAGTCCAACGCGTACACGGCCGCGGAAATTGCGGACTACAGAAGGCTAACTGATGCTAGAAAGGCGGCGGTTGCTGAGGTGGTGAACGAGCAGGCGGCGATCGCTGCCGCTAACCAGCTCCTGCGCGACAATCAGAGATTTTCTGCCGATTACATCGCCGACGCAGACCTCCGCGCAAAGCGCATCATGCAAATCGATGCCGAGCAGTGGCAATACCTCATCAACAACACAGCAGAAGGATCTGAGGCCCGAAAGAAGCTTATCCAGCAGTTCGACGTCTGGATGGCTAACCGCCAGATGCAGCCTGTTCTGGACCGTTGGAAGGGCGTAATCGAAAACCTGGACAACAACTTCCAAGAGGGCTTCCGGGACATGCTGACGAACGGCCAGAATGTTTGGTCGTCGTTTGCCAAGTCCATCGGTAACACTCTCAAGACTTCGCTCGCCGATGCGTTGTATCAGACGTTCCTCAAGAAGTATGTCGTGCAGATTGTCGCCAGCCTGGCAGGTGCAATCTCAGGCCCCGCGGTCGCAGGCGCGCTGACTGGGCAGGGCGTTAGTTCGCCTCTTGCGACAGGCGGTCAAGGTGGCGTCAGCAGCGCAATCAGTGTTGCCCAGACGGCTTCGAGTCTCTACAAGGCAGTGAGCGGCGGCCTCGAGACGATGGGTACGACTGTTGCTGATGCCGTGCAGGCCGGGATGTACCAAGCCGGCCTGACAAATCAGATCGCTAGCAACGGTGCGTTCGCGAGCGGTGTTGGCACAGCGGCGAGCTACGGTGCCGGCTTGTTGGGCGGCCACTACATCGGCAATGCCATTGCCGGCGACTACAGCATGAATCACGGCCAAGCAGTGACCAACATTGCGTCCGTGGTTGGCTCAGTCATCGCCGGGCCGATTGGTGGCGTAATCGGCGGCGCCATCGGCGGTCTCGCTAACCGCGCCTTCGGCATGAAGAGTAAGGAGCTTACAGAGGCGGGGATACGGGGCACTATTTCGGACAGCGGAGTAAGTGGCGAGCAGTATAGTACGTACCATCAGGACGGCGGGTGGTTTAGGTCGGATAGGAACTGGACTGACACGAAATCCATCGCTACCGACACGCAAGCTCAAATGAAGCAGGCGCTTGCCTCTCTCGAGTCTGTCTCGTCCAACTTTGCCGCGTCAGTGGGCGCTGATACAAGTGCTATTGCCGGGTATAGCAAGGCGTTTAATATCCTTTTTGATCCCTTGAAAGAAGTTAAGGGAAATGCATACGAAAAGGCCGCAATTGAGGCTGAAAACGCAAGGATAACGCAGTCGAACAATCAGAAAATAGCGGACTTCTTCAACGGTGTAGCTGATGACCTTGCCAGCAAGCTCATGCCGAACATCGGGCAATTTGCCAAGGCTGGCGAAACCGCATCTGGCACGCTTGAGCGCCTCGCCGGCGACTTCGCGGCGACTACCCAGACGGCGCAACTGTTGGGCAAGACCGCAGCGGAAGTTTTTGGCACGGTCGGCGTCGAGTCAGCCGCAACGCGAGAGCGACTTGTGCAGTTGGCGGGAAGCGCGTCGAACCTGACTTCTATGGCCTCGACCTACGCTCAGAACTTCCTGACCGAGCGCGAGCGCCTAGTGCCCGTGACAAAGGCCGTCGACGCCGCGATGTCGCAGCTTGGCCTGTCCTGGGTGACGACGCGCGAGCAGTTCAAGCAAGTGGTGAACTCGCTTGACCTGACGACCGAAGCTGGCGCGAAGGAATTTACATCCTTAATGCAGCTGGCGGACGCGTTCTCCCAGGTGCATGCCGCGTCCGATGCTCTGTCGAAGACTGAGGCACAAATCGCAGCGGAACGGAGCTCGCTGCAGGACCAGTACGACCAGCTGACGATGACCTCGACGCAGCTGTTGGACAAGCAGCGTGCAGCGCTCGACTCGAGCAACCAGTCGTTGTTCGATCAGGTGCAGGCCGCCCAGAAGGTCAAGACTGCACAGGATGCGGCCAAGACCAGCTTGGGCAACTTCGCCACGCAGATGAAGTCCTTCGCGACTACGGCGGCCGGTCTGAACAGCAGTTTGTCCCTCGGCAGTCTTTCGACGCTCACGCCAGAGCAGCAGTATGCCGAGGCACGCCGGCAGTTCGAATCGACTCGCCAAAAGGCGGCCGCGGGTGATGCGACGGCGCAGGGCAATCTGCAGTCGATCGAGCAGACGTTCCTGCAGCTGTCGCAGAAGATCAACGGCGGGGACTCGCAGTACTCGTCCGATATGGCGACTGTCATGCGAGCGAATGATGATCTGTCCAAGTGGGCATCGCAGTCCGTCGACGTCGCACAGGCTAGCTTGAATGCGTTGAATGATTCGTCGGCCACCCTGACGGGTATCAGTTCGACGTTGAGCGCGATCGCCCAGGGCGTGCAGTACCTGCCTGCGGCGCTCGCCGATGCTCCAGGCAATGTCGGGGCCGTCGCCCGCTTGGACTATTCGGCAATCGGGACGAGCAACATGACGGCTCTGGTCGATGAAATCAAGGCGCTGCGTGACGAGGTAAAGGGCCTGCGTGCTGAAGCTCTCAAGCGGACCGGGGACCTGATCCAGGCCGGAGCGTCGAGCGCGGAGCGGGCTGCGGAGATCGTGGTGGACGGCGTCCGTCAGGCTGCCACTGATACCGCTTGGGCAGCAAGCAATTCAACGAGGACCCCATCTTGATAACTGATGCACAGTTCGCTGCGTGGCTGGGTGACTCCAGCGCGCAGCGGGTCATGTTGTTTACGGTCGGCGTGAAAAGTAATGGCGTCGACATCGTTCGGCGTCTCTCCACGAAGGCCTACATCGGCGCCGCCAATACGCCTTACTTGGCAGTCGTTGCCGGCGGGCTGAAGGTGACAGAGTCGATCTCAATGAACTCTGACGCCAGTCTTTCGGCCGGCGACATTGAGATCTTCAATGGCGATGGTCGATTCGACGCGTGGCTGGATGATGTCTGGGCAAACGGCGACGTTGCCGGCTTTCTCGGTGACGTGCGCTGGGATGAGGGCGACTTCCGTCAGGTCTTCGCTGGCACTACCATCGATATCGGCTGCAAGTCGCGCGATCGGCTCAACCTGCGCCTCGCGAATAAACTCGAGCGCCTTAACACGCCGGTCACCGACGTGAAGATCGGCGGTAACGCGACCAATCCAGATGCGCTGGTGCCCGTGCTGCTGGGCGAGGCGAGCAACATCAGCCCAGTGCAGACCAATCCCAACACGCTGGAGTATGCGTTCGGTGATGGCGTAAACGAGGGTGTTTTGGAGGTCCGTACGGACGGCAAGCCGCGCGGCGCCATTACGGTGACGGCCGGTACCGGTCGCTTCGTGTTCAACGAGGCCGTCGGTACGGGTGTCGTGACCTGCAGCGCGCAGGGCACAAAGTACAACGGCGTCTACGTGAACACGATCAGCCAATTGGTGCAGTATCTGGTGACCCAGCGCGGCAAGTCGACGACGCGCTTCACGTCCGCCGACCTCGACGCTACGCAGTTGGCCGCGTTCGATGCGGCGAATCCGCAGCCGGTCGGCTTATGGCTGACCGAGCGGACGAACGTGCTGGTTGCGTGCCAGCAGCTGGCAGGTAGCATCGGCGCCCAGCTGGTGCCGTCGATGAGCGGCAAGTTGAGGCTGATCCAATTCGCGATCCCTGCGACTGCGACGACGTCGATCCCGCGGTCACAGCAACTTGATCGCAGTATCAGTATCGTCAACCGTACTGAAGTCGCGGCAGCCGTGAAGATTGGCTACTGCCGTAACTGGACTGTGCAAGAGAACCTTCAGACGACGCTCCCTGACGCGCACAAGAACCTGTATGCGCAAGAGTGGCTGTCCGTGACTGCTGTCGACACCGCGGTGCAGGCGACCTACAAGCGGGATGCGGAGCCGGATCTGATCGAGACCTGCCTGCTACGCAAAACAGACGCTCAGGCCGAAGCAAATCGGCGATTGGCGATCGTGAAGGTTCCGCGCACGACGTACCGCTTCGAAGCCACGCCGGCCCAACTTCTTACGGAGCTTGGGCAAGCCGTGACGCTTTTCAGTAACCGCTTCGGCCTGGCCGCGGGCAAGGTCGGGATTGTGACCTCGCGCTCGGTCGACTGGGGCACTCTTCGTACTACCTTGGAGGTAACAGTCTGATGGCAAGCCCAGTCAATGATCGTGACGTGCTGATCATGAACGCCTCGCCGCGCTTCACGCCACCAACCGACCGGGGCATGTTCATCTCACCGCCAGCGGCACTGTTTAAGGTTTCTGCAGACGGATCGACGGCCTCGCCGGCATCCTTCACGTTTCAGGTCACGCTTCTCAACATGACTGGGGCCGTGACGTTCTCGTTCTCGAACGGTATGACGCCCACGGTGAGCGGCAACACGGTGACGCTCTCGTACGCGAACATGTCGGCAGTATCCGGCACGATTACGGCGAACATCACCGTCGACGGCCTGCAGTACACGGCAATCGCGACCGTGAGCAAGGTGGCTGACGGCGCCGCAGGTGTGAATGGCATTCGGGGTAACGTCGACATAGCAGCCGTCACCAACGGCAGCGTCTGGTCGGACAGTGAGGCCGTCGCTGCCTTGGCCGCCGCTGGGTATGGCGCACCGCAGGTTCGCGACATGGTCACGCTGTACAAGTCGGATCGGACGTTCGGCTCGCAGAAGATGTACAACGGCAGCGCCTGGGTCGCGGTCGACTACGTTTGGAATGGCAACGTGTTCGTCAAGGGCTCGATCCTGCCTGAGGCGATCGATACCCGCGGCCTCACGATCAAGGACGCACAAGGGAACGTTATTCTCGGCTCCGGGACGGGCTTGCCAACGGCATACGCGGCGCCCGGGACGCTGAACAGCGATTTGACGCCGGCAATCAACAGCGCCGCCAGCACCGCCTACTGGCCGAACGTTACTGGTCCGGGCCTGCCCGAGAACGGCGCGACCGTGGGCGCAAACGCATCCAACTTCACAGGTACCCTGGGCGGTGACAACCTGCTGAACAACAGTGGGTTCGAAGTTGTCGACGGCACGTATCGCCCCTACGGCTACGGCGTCTATAACAACGGTGGCACAGCAAGTGCGACCTACTTGAACGCTGGCGGCCGCACTGGTGGCAGGGCATTTGGCCTCCACGCTAACTCGACTTCCAACACCACGTTCGGCCTGTACTCGAGCAACACCATAACCGATGGTAGCGTGAATGGCGGGGTGCAGGGCGGCTGGCAGCCGAACAAGACCTACATCGTCTCGTTCAAGGCCAGGAAGGTCAATGGCGCCAACATGTCCACTATGTTCCTCCAGTGGAATACCCCGCCAGCTACGACGACCTGGGTCAATCGTCCAACCCTTTCGACGGGCTGGCAGGTCTATACGGC